ATTTTCCAGCCCATTGACCTGCATAGGTCGTTGTAATGTTTGTTGTTGTTGGCATTTTTTTTTATTTAAAATTATTTATACATTTTTTCTAAAACCTTGTCCATTGTAGATTTAGGTCTGTTTGGCGAAAGCTTAAAGTTTTCAACTTTGTTTTCGTTTTCTGGGTTAAAAGAAATAGGAGTTGGCATTTCAAAAAGTTCGGTCTTTGTTTCTTCGACTGCGTCAACTTTAGAAAGCAATTCTAATTTAGCTTTTAACTCTTCGTTCTCTTTTTTAAGGTTTTCAATTTCTGTGAAGAAAGTTTCTTTAACGATGCTTTCAACCGTTTTCTTAGGGTTAGAAATTGGAGCGCTCATTTCTTCTTCGGGCATTTCTTTTGAAGTTTCTTCTTCTATTGGCATTTCTTCTTCTACGACTTCTTTTTCTTTAATTTCGGAAATCATACCTTCTTCCACTACAACTAAGATCATTCCGTCTTCTAGTTCGTATTCTCCAACAGGAACTGGAATCATTTGCTCGTCTTCCGTTACTACGAATACTTCGTTTCCTGCTTCGAAAGCATCCGCAGAAATTTTAGTTACTCCGTCAGCCATTATCATTTCGACTAAATTTACTTCCATTCCTAGAAGCTGTTTGATTTTGTTTATTGTGCTATTTTTCATTTGTGTTTTATTTTAATTAATTTTTCTTAAGTCAAAAACTCTTTGCATTACCGCGTCAATATCTCCCTTTACTAATATATTTTCAGCATTTTTGTAAATAGGGTTGTCATTAACATTTAAACCTAATTCTTTTCCTTTTGCTTGAAATTCTTGTAATAAAATTGTTAATTTTTTAGCGTTATCAACGTAGGCAGTTCCTTGTTCAATAGCTTTTGTACTTTCTGTAACAATTGTTTTGTAAGAAGCAATAAAATTTTTTTGAAACTTATCCGAACTATCTGCTAATTTTTTTATATCGTCAACGATAGCCAATTCAACTTCGTGTTTACCTAACTCAGTTTTTTCGCTTTCAATCGAAGCAATTTTTTTGAACATTTCGTTTAAACCCATTGTAATTTAATTTTATATCTAAATAACTAAACTTTTTTTGTTCTGTTGCATTTTTAGTTTCCGCCGTTGCCTGTATGCGTGCTGTTATTTGGAGGTGCGGGTACGCTAGTAATCGTAATTGTTTGTCCATATGTATTTCCTATGCCTTGCGCTTGTAAGCTTCCATCGCAACATTTTTTATCGTAAGTTCCGTTTTTACATAAACAACCACGCTTACCACCCCTTGGACTTGACCTTCCTATTTCGTTACTCATTTCTTAAAATTATTTTTAATGGATTCTAACTTTCTTTGTGCCCAATCGACTCCAGCGTCACCGCCCCAAGCTAACCACATTAAACGACCGCATCCGTCCCCTAATTCTTTTTGTCCGTTTTCTCTTTGACGTGCAAAACTTGCCATTCTAGAAATAGTTTCTTCGCTTATTGGCTCGCGATTCGCAAGTTGATTCGCTCTAGCTTTTCCTACGGGAGTTCCACAATCCCCCCAACCATTTTCTTCCGCATATCTCAACGCAATTTTAGCATTTTCGCTTGCTTCTTGTGGGTAGTCAGTATAACTTTCTAAATTTTCTTCTTGAAGAATGATTTGTTTAATTTGCTCAATCAATTCTGCTTCTTCGATTTCTTGTAAACTCATTTCTAATCTATCCGCAAAGTAACCCTCGATTGAAAAGCCTTTTACTTTTCCTTCCTTAACATCGTTCCAGATTTTGTCATTATTGACTTTCATTGAGATCATCCACGTGCCCTTAGGTAAGCTGAATCCATAAAGGTTAGATTTGTCCTTCTTTTCGTCTTCGATGATCCAAGACTCTACAACTGACATTCCTTGTAATTTAGATTCGTGTTCTAAGGTAGCGTTGTTTTGATTTGAACGCATTAAAAACAATTCACTTGCTTTGCGTACCGTATCCGAAGAAAAGTAAATATAGTATTCCTCGTTCTTTTCGTTTACTCGATAAATATGTTTGTTAGGGATCAAAGCCGCACCCATTAAAATACGCTTTTCCTTGTCAACTTCTTTTAATTCAAGTTCGTGTTTTTGTAAGGCTACAAAATTTTCCTCTATTGCAGGGGAATGCACCACGCTTACCGCGTCTATTCCACTCATCTCGTCTTTTTCGTCTATTATTAATTCGATTATTTTCATAATTGTATAACTTAAATTGATGCGTTTTGTATTCTATTTCGGTCAAGGCTTTGCGCACTGCTTACCTCCCCACTAACTACGAAAGCTTGCATAGGTTGTTGTTGAAGTTGTGCTAATTGGTTTAGTCCGTTATTACCTACAACGTTAAAAGAAGGTGCTTGCGTTCCTCCGCTCATACCACCACCGACACCACCGCCTACACTACCACCGCCACCACCTGCGCCACCTCCACCTTCAAATTTTTGACTCGCGATTTTCGCTATATTTACCAAGCCTGCCGTTACTGCTATTCCAGCGGCTATTCCCCCACGAACTGGAGAAGACGGGTCTGGAATCGGTACGAACTGCGAGCCGTAAGCGGAAACGGCATTTTTGTAAGTGTCAATTGTTGCACTAGCTATTTGCGCCGATTTTTTTACATTAAACGCTCTTCGCGCTTGCTTTTCCCCATTTTTACCAAATAACTCCGTAATACTTTCAACTAATGATAATCCGTTTTTGACTAAATCTAAATTTCGGTCGACTGCTTCCTTTTTTCTCTTTTGTTCTTCGTCTGCGTATTTCTTATTTATGTCGTCTATTTCTTTTCCCTTTGCTTCTGCTATAACTGCTTCTGCATCCGCGTTCCCTTTTGCTAATTCTTCCATAGCAAAATACTTTTCGCGTATTGCTCCTAATTCTTTTTGTTGAGGAGTTAAACTATTTTGGTAGTTTAATTCTTGTAAGGCTTCTATTTGCGCGTTAAATTCTTGTTCGGCTTTTACTTTTAATGCTAAAGCTTTCGCGCTTGCTTCCTGCATTTGTTTTTCGTCGATTAAACGGTATTTTTCCTTAATAGCTATCGTGTCCGCTTCGTATTGTTCCGTAATAGCTTTGGTATCTTGTCCCGCTTTATCCGCAAGGTAAGTAGCGTTGTCAAATTTGTTCGCAAGTTCTTGCAGTTCCTTTTCTTGAGCGTCAGTTATTCTTGCTTGTCGGTCTGCTTCCTGTGCTTCGTAAAATGCTTTAAGGCTTTCGTTATATTGTTTTAACTTTTCCTCTTTTGCTTTTTGTGCATCGTCAGCGCTTTTTGCGTTATCCTCGTTAGCTTTTTTATTTATTTCTTGTATTTGAAGTTGACCTCCTGCGATTTCGCTATTAATAGCTAGAACGTTGTCTTGTAATTCTTGAAGGGTTTTTTTGCCTTCCTCCTTTACTGCTTTAGGGTCGAAAATAAGTCCTGCTCCATAATCTGCAATAGAACTAATACCGCCTTGTAACGCACCCGCTAAATCAGTTCCTTTTAAACCTTTAATAGCGTCGTTTATACCCTTAGACGAAGCTTTAGCAATATCGGTAATGTCGCCCATAATGGATTTAACGTTAATGCTTCCTAATCCCAAAGCTTCGGAAACTTTACTTGCACCCTTTAACGCTATTTCAATAGGTTTAGTTAATAAATTAATAATTAATCCTTGGAATTTTTGCGTATAGTTGTTAACCATTTTTAATAAAGAAATAACTCCTCCAGAAATTCCGTCTATAGCTTTGGCAATTCCCAAAGGAATAAGATTAGAGATAGTACCAATAGCATTTAAAATTTGTTTTGCTAGCGTAAAATTTCTAGTAGCGGCGGCTTCGCTTGCTTTTTGTATTTTGTATTGCGCTTCGAGTTGTCCCTTTGCATCCTTTAAAGATTCCTGTTGTTTTTTAATTCGAAGTTGTAAAATTTCCTTTTCCGATTTTCCTTGAAGCTTTAAAGAGTTTTCAAGGTATTTAAAATTGTCGGCTTCGTGTTTAGATTGTTCCGCATTTTTTGTTGCGATGTCTAAATTATTTTGAAGCGCTGGGGTTACCCCACTTACTGCGCCTTTTATTTCGTCCCAATAGGCTACGATAGTTCCTAATGCTACAACTAATAAACCTATTCCAGTAGATGCTAACGCTCCTTTAATTCCATTTAAAGAAAGTTTTGCTGTCGCACCCATTACCTTAAACGAAGTTCCCGTAGTTACGTTAGCCGCCGCCTGTGCTTCCGTTGCAATTACGTTTCCTGTAGTGGCAACCGTTTGTTGCGCGCTTACTGCTACGTCAGCTTCTTTACTAACCGTTAATATACCTAACTTAACCGCAGTATCTCTAATTACCGCTCCAAGTTGTTTAAACGAATCCTGCGCTTCCCCAAGTGATTGCAAGCCTTGGGAAATAGCCATTGCGCTTTGGACCTTTAACATAGTTTGCTCGACTGCTTCCCCTTGCACTCCGACTAAACCCATTGCACCTTGTACCGCAGAAAATCCACCCGCAACCCCTGTTAACGTAGCACTAAACGCTTGAAATTTAGCATCGGGGTTAAACGCATCGGTTAATGCTTTTGCGTCTCCGATTTGGTCTTTTAATTCAGCCGCAGCCTTAGCCGCTTTAACGGCTTCTTGACTTGTCGCTCCATACTTTTCTGAAAGCTTTTGTACCTCCGCTTGCGCTTCTTTAAATTGCGCTTTTAAACTTTGAGTATTGCTTTTTACGTCAAGTTCAATTGTCCGTTTTTCTGCCATTTCTTAGGTTTCTTTTAATGTATAACTCTCTCATAGCTTGTTTGTAGTTCGCTCTAATTCCTGTATGTAATTTATATTTTCCCTTTGCAATTTCCACGTTCTCGCTTATATTGATAAATTCGTTAATAGAAAGTAATTGTATTATTTGATTTATGTAACTCATCTGCTTATGATTATTTCTTGTGTTAGTTCGTCTCCATTTTCAAATTCAAAGTCTGCATACACCGTTATGTATTCGTTGGTTCCTTCAGTTTCTCTATTCGCTCCGTCTTCAGTTATTCTATCGTCCGTGTTTTCGATTATTCTTTCTTCATTTCCTAAAACCGCAGGAAGTGTTATTGTAATCATATCTTCTTGCTCTAATTCTGGTGGATCAATAATAACATCCGCAGTTGCACTTCTAAATCTTACCACGATAACTCGCGAAGGTCGTATAACTCCAGTAGGGAAAACAATAGGAGTAACTATTACGTTCTCTACTCTAGGAGGTCGAATAAAAACTTGCGGGTTTACAGGAAGAAAATCGTTTAATAAAGTAAAGGTAGTTTCGCCACTTACTAGGTTGCTTTTCATTTCGTTAATAATATACCGCTTGTCCCTAATAATTAGCCTATCGTTTAATTTCAATCCAGTAAGCAAAGAAATAGGAAGCACCGTTTTTACGGTCGTAAGCCTGTTTTTAAGCGCGTATAAATTGGCTAGGTAGGAAAAGTAATACGTTGCAAACATCGAGTCGTTAATAGCCTGCAAACTAAACGTAGAAGTATCTGGAGAAAAGTTTAAAGAGTAGTTTATTCCGTTTACCTTTAGATCCTGCCCGAACATCATATAGTTATGATTAGAAACGTGCGCACCTCCATTGCCGTAGTAAATATGGTCGGTTACATTTACCAATCCGTATTTATACATAATGCAAGGCTTTGGAATGTAAGGAGAATA